AGCACCATTTCAACAGTAGCAAGTACTTTTGAAAGAATGCCACCAGCAGCACAGAACACAGTCCTTGCATTAGGTGGCATTGCTGCTATAGCTGGTCCCTTATTAATAGGGCTAGGTGGATTAGTTGGTATGGGAGCCCCACTAATTGGAATGTTAGGAGGTGCAGGAGCTGGAGCAGGTATTTTAGCTGGAGGATTAGCAGCTTTAACAGGTCCTGTAGGATTAACTATAGCTGGTGTTGCTGCATTAACAGCAGGCGGTGTTGCACTTTATAAAAACTGGGATACGGTAAATGCAGTATTAGATAAAAATCCATTTGCAAAACAATTAATTTATATGAATCCGGTAACTGGTTCGTTAATGGGTATTGTTGGTGGCATTCAAAAAGTAAAAAGTATGTATGATGAAGTTATTCCTAAAGCTGATCTATTCGGTGAAGGTGTGAGTAAAAGTACTCAAAAAGCATTAGGTGCATACATGAAACTAGATGAACAAGCATCTATGTCTTTAATGAGTATGTACGCAAAGCAACAAGCTATTACTGATGAAAACATGGTATCTATGATGGGTAAATATGATAATATGACCAATCAAATATTATCAAAATTAGATAGCCGTTATACACAAGAATATTCTAAAGCACAAAAATTATTTGCGGATTCATCTGCATTGTCAGAATCAGAGGAAGCAAAAATTTTAGCTAACATGGATAAATGGAATGAATCAAAGCGTGCTAGTGTACAAGCCTATGAAGATAAGATTAAAGGGATCTATCAAAAGGCAAAAGAAGAACATCGGTCAATTAATGAATCTGAATACTTAACAATTAAAGGCATTCAAGAGCAAATGCGTAAAACTGCTGTTGAAACTCTTTCTAAAAGTGAAGCAGAACAAAAGATTATTCTAGGACGTTTAGAAACTGAATCGGGTAACATTACGGCTCGACAAGCTGCAAAGGTTATCCAAAATTCATATAAGCAAAAAACTGAATCAGTAAAACACGCAAATGCGCAGTATAAAGAAACAGTCCACAATATTGAATATATGCGTGATGTTACTGGACAAATTTCTGCTAAACAAGCAAAAAAATTAATAGCCGATGCAGAACAAACTCGCAAAAAATCCGTTGCAAACGCTGAAACAATGCATCAAAGAGTTGTGGAAGAAGCAAAGAGCCAGGCGAAAGGGCACGGTAAATGGATTGATAGCGAAACCGGTAAAGTTGCTACTGGTTGGGATAAAATGTGGTCTAAAGTCTCCAGTACGTGGGATAAGATTTTAGGCATTTTTGGCGTTGAATCAAAATCTAAAACAGTACACAAAAAAGGTGATAATACAGGCGGTTATAACATTAACGCTGGTGGACGTGCAACTGGTACACCTAATGGTGGGCATCCGGGTGGATGGGCTATTACATCTGAGCAAGGTCGTGAATTGATTCATGAGCCGGGCAAGGGTACTTATTTATCGGGTAACAATGGTTCTGAATTACGTTATTTACAACCGGGTTCTTCCGTATTGCCTAACCATCGAACAGAACAATTTTTAAAGACTTATGGTTTTGATGGGAACAAAATACCAGGTTATGCTGATGGTATCGGTGATTATTTTGATACCATTATGAAAGGTCCGGGAGCCGTTTGGGATTTAGCAAGTAAAAAGATTGGCGGTTTAACAGATAACTTGCTTCCTAGTTGGTTCACAAAAGCAACTGGAAGTATAACAGGCCGTATTAAAGATATGGCTAAAGATAAGATTCAAACCTATATAGATGAATGGATGAGCTCATTTGGTGGCGGTGGATCTTATACGGGTATTGGTGGTTACTATTTAAATAGTCCATTTCGTTTGACTACTAATTTTACGCCTGGGGGCAACCCAAATGATAAAATTCATAAAGGTGGAGTGCATAAAGGCATAGATTTAGCGGCACCTCAAGGAACTGCCATTAAGTCATTAACAGACGGAATTGTTAAACAGGTATTAATCGGTTCAAGTACAGCTGGTAATGGTGTGCGTATCCAATCAGGTAGTGATTTATTATCTTACATCCATATGATGAGTGCTCCAAGTGTCAAACAAGGACAACGGGTTAAAATGGGGCAAATAATTGGACGTGTCGGATCTACCGGGTTTAGTACCGGCCCCCACCTCGATTTGAAGATTCAGAGAAACGGGAAATATATAAATCCGTTAACTTATTTGCAAGGCTTAGCTGGTGGCGGTGGTGGTGTTAGTGGCGGAACATGGAAAGGGCAATATTCTTCTATTATCCGTGCTGCAGCATCTAAATATTCTATCAGTCCGGCTTTAATTGCAGGTATCATTGAACAGGAATCTAAGTGGAATCCTAATGCAAGAAGTGGTGTAGGTGCAACAGGTTTAATGCAATTAATGCCTGGTACAGCGCGGTCTATGGGTGTTAAAAATCCGCGTGATCCTTATCAGAACATTATGGGCGGTGCCCGTTATATAAAAGAAATGTTAAGGTTAAACAAAGGTAATGTTTCGTTAGCGTTAGCCTCTTATAATGCAGGGTATGGTAATGTGCTCAAATATGGGGGTATACCACCTTTTAAAGAAACGCAAGATTATGTACGTATTGTACAAAGTAATATTAGAAAGTTTGGCGGTTCTTTTGAAAGAGGGGGAATGATTACCCAAGATTCACTTATTAGAGCGGGGGAAGGTAACAAACGAGAAATGATTATACCTTTAGAACAGCACAAGGAACGTGCTAAAAACCTATGGACACAAGCCGGTGAAATTTTAGGGATGTTCGGTAACGGAAAAACGCCTAATATGCCTGGTTCTTCATCTACAACGAATAACAATAATATCTCTCCAACTGTTAAGATTGATAAGGTTGAAGTGAATTATAGCGGTGATGCTAGTAAGCAGGATGTATTAGCAATGACTCACCTTCTAAAAGAACAATTAATGACGCAAATAAAGCAATCGTTAATAGATGAAATGGCGTTTTATAACGGAAGGATGGGAATTAAATATGAGGGTTGATTTCTATACATCTGACTTTAAATTAATTGACATTAGAAATTTAGGTGTGGAAACCAATGACTTTATTGTTTCTTCTCCTTCTCCACAACATGAACGGGAAGCAGTAAAAGGACAGCATGGCACAAATACATTAGGAACAACACTAGACGGGCGCACAATGCGCGTGTCTTTTTATATTATGGCTTATGATTTATATGACTACTACCTAACGAGAAACGCTGTATACAAGTTATTTAACGGCTTAGATTTCATGTACATTGTGGATAGACGTGAGCCAGGTAAAAGGTGGGCAAAAGTAAGGGTTAACTCGTCTTATGAAATGACGAGGATTAATCCAACCACATCTACATTTGACATTGAATTTATGTCTGATTATGCATTTAGTGAGTCAATTGGAAGTACAGAAGATTCTTTCACAGACGATGATGATGTTATTTGGCAATATGGACAAGGGTTGCCTGATGAACCTGTATCATATGAACAAACGGCTGCTAATTTTCAATATTATAATGCTGGGGATGTAATGATTGATCCGCGTAAATACCCTTTGCAGATTGAGGTAACAGCTGCACAAACATCTGATGATATTTATATGAGCCTATCTAATCTTACAACAGGAGAGGATTGGACATACAGAGGACCTACTATTGCTGGGCAAAAATACATTTTAGATGGTGTTCAAACTCTTTTAGGTGGGGCAAGTGTTAGCATGAAAACAAATTTTGGATTAATTTCATTGAAGCCCGGATATAACAACATATCAAGAAATTCGGGTATTTCTAAAGTGAAATTTATCAATCGCTTTTACTATTTCTAAAGAGGAGGTGAGCAATTGTTTGTATATAACTTAGCTAAGACACAAAAAGAGCGTCTTACAGATTATCAGCAGGATCTATTGAGGAAATGGAAGGTCAATGACTTAAACTCCATTTCCTTTTCTGTGTTCAGAAATGATAAAAATAAGGCTGCTTTTGATTTATTGGACAATGAAAACTTTATTGAGTATGACAATGTGAACTATGTGATACGTGACATTAGTAAGGTGGAAATAGGTGAAACGGCAGCTGCTACAGTTACTGCAGAACACGAATTCTTTTGGCGAACTATGAATGAGCCTAAAGCTTATGTATATACCACCTTATCTGATATAGATCGTTCAATTAACGGGTATATGGATTTTATCTTCCGTGATATGAGTTATACGTTCACTATTGTTGATTCATTTGATAGTCAAAAAATTGAAAGTTTCGGTGGAGATTACGTATTAGCCTTATTTAATAGAATTTTAGATGCCTTTCAATGTGAATTTGAGGTGTTTGATAAGGAAGTACGCATTTATAATCGTATCAGCTCACAACAATCTTATCCTTTCCGGTCGAAACACAATATTAGCGAGGTAACTAAAAAGGGTTCCAGTAGTAATTTTTGTACCTATATCAAAGGGCAAGGAAAGAAGCTTGAGGATAAAAATATTTTAAAAGGTGAGTCTAAAAACTTAGAGTCTCTTACTGGAACATGGGATGATAAAACAGATCCTTACTGGTATACAGACCAAGTTGGAGCTACTTTTAAAATGATGTGGTATGGTACCGGAATCCGTTTTTGGTATCTTCAAGATCCGAGTGGTGGAGAATGGGAGTTTAAGTTAGATGGTGATCAAACAGCTACCTTAAGTACTTGGGGTAAAACAACTGAAGTGAAAAGTATTCAGTTGTTTATGGATGCGAATGAACAGGCTCATACCATTGTTGCTACATTCAAAGGTGATGATGGTAAAAATACACCAAGTACAGGAAAAGGAAAATCAAGAGGTTGGGTTCGTGCTTCTAGTACAGAAAATCTAAAAACATTTGAAACATACCGTCTACGTAAAGATGATGAACAATATGCAGTTGTAGCTGAATACACTAGTCCATTAGCCGAAAAGTTTGGTATCCGTCCACAAGCGCCTATTCAAGATGAGAACGCTACTACAGAAGCTGAGCTACTTAAATCTTTGAAAAACGCCCTAAATGACAAAATAGAAATCAGCTTTACAACGACATTACATGATTTATCAAAAATGGGCGGTCCTATGCCTAAGCCGAGATATGGTGACAGTGTTCCATTCATTGTGGAAAAGCTTGATTTATTAATCAAGGACGTACGGATTATGGAAATGGATGAGTATCCTGAGTTAGATAAAAGCCCAACTATCGTTCTCGGAAACAGCCGCCAAACATACGGACAAGCAGCCTTTAATGCTACAAAAGCGCAGCTTGATAAAATTTATGATTCCCGTAAGGGTAAAATCAGAGAGAATGTGTATAGTGATCGTATTAAAATTACAACTCAAGCATTAATTAACTCATTAACTCAATTGGAATATCCAGAGGGAATGGGTATTTTGGCGCGCGATCCAAACGATTACAACCGTTTCACGGTATTTCGTTCCACAGGGTTAGGGATTACTCAGAATGGCGGATTAACTTTTGATGAAGCCATTACACCATTAGGTATAAATACGTCTCTACTCACAGCTGGGCAGATTAAGACAAACAACATTCAAATCATTGGTCAGGATAATTATTTCTATTGGGATGGCGTGGAGCTTAAAGCTTTAAGTCCAGATGATGCTGAAAAGTTTGTTCGTTTAACATCTGCTGGATTATATGTGGCCAAAGGATCTATAACTATTGAACGTGATGATGGATTTAAGTTAATTACAAATGGCTATGCAAACTGGGATTTTAGTGTGGACGAAGCAACGCCCTTCCATTTATCAGGGGGAGTTACAGAAGTAGGACGCTGGAGAACTACAACTAATACCGAAAAAGGTGATGCTGGTTATTTTTCATTTAGTCACACAGCACGCTACTTGTATATGAATCTCGCTTTCTATGCTGAAAATGGAGGAAATGGTTATATCTATATTGATGGTTCTGGTGCAACTGGGGGTACAAACTATGTTTCTTTCTATACAGATCATTCAATAGGAAATGATTATGCGATATACGGAAAAGACTTTGTTGTAGATTTAGGTGTTCCTACAGGCGGATTACGAAGCGTATACGTTCGGATAAAAAGCAATATTGCTGACAAAGCCATAAATGTGCGTAAAATACGTGCTTGGATGCGTGGATAAAGGAGTGGATATCGTGGAAGAACAACCACCAAAACAACAATATCAAGTGTTTGTCACAGTAAAGGAAAATGGTGACCTTTCATCTTGTGAAATAGGAATACCTGTAGTTAGAAGGGAACCTGCAGATTTCTTTTTTCTTATAGACGATGAAGTATTAGTAGCAGACTTAAAAGAAAATGCTCAAAACTACAAGGTTGTGCTTAATGGTATGAAAGCTGATTTAGTACTGATTTCACAACCAGAAGAAGGTACAGCGCCTGAAAATAAACCAATTTAGAAAAATAACAAAAGAGGTGAGATACCTTGAAATATCCATATGGACAAAAGACCAATAATGCAAGTAAAGAGGCCCGTATTATTGACAATCAAAATATGAAGGATATTGAAAGTGACATTAAGGAGCTTTTACAACGTATTGAAAATATCATTTTGGCTGCTTCAACAGGAGAAATACAAGCAAATGATGCAAGGTTAGATGTATTAGGTTTTCTTCATAAAACTTTAAAAGCCCGTTTGGATTCAGATGCAACAGCTCCAATACCTGCGACGAGACTAAAAACTTCTACTGATGCTGAAAAAATCAAATTAATCAATTTAAGTGATGAAGTTAAACAAGCAATGGCAGGGAACACACCTGTTAATGCTACACCAGCAGCAGGAAGTGTAACGACTGATAAGTTAGCTGATAGGGCAGTTAATGAAAGTAAAATCAGTACAGATTTACGGTATACATTTAAAGATTTATCTAAAATTGCAGATGACATCTTAACAAAAGGAACTGTTACTCCTAGCGGAGCATTAACAACATTCTTTGATGTATTTTCAGGTATTAGTACATCAGGAGGCACATTAACAGCTGTTAAAAAGACAAGTCCAGCTAACGTTGTTGGTGGTGGTTTATTCTCAGCTGATGCCACAGAACTTTCTTTTAAAGGCTTGAATGGAACAACATATGTAGTTGTTGCCTATGATGGAACCTACGTTTATCATATCCAGATCAGCAGTACAACTCTAACATTAAGAAAACATGATGCTGCACAAACATATGGAACAATAAAATCATATACATTAGGAGCAGCCATAGCTTCTACAAGCACAGTAAAATTTGTGTTAGAGGCCTTAACCATAGATATTTACGTTGATGGAACAAAAGTATTGAGCATAGCAAACGATTCAACAACAGCTCCTTATTTTGTTAGCAGACGTTTAGGCTTCTTACAAACGCCTACAGGTGATTTCTCAAATGTCAACTCCATCACAATCAATAGTACAACTACAAAAGTATCATCAATCCAAATGGATATTAGTG